GAAGATGCATTCATCCAGAACGTTTCGATCTTCGCTGTTGGTTTCGCTGATCACTTCCTAATGGAAAGTGGTGGTGATATGTCGATCACCAACTCGAACTCTAACTTCGGTAATACCTCACTACACGCTATTGGTTTCAAAGGTTTCGCCTTTAACCAAGATAAAGCAGGTTATATTACTGACATTATTCCTCCAAAGGTTATTGAGGAGTCTGCAGCAAACACCAAGAAAGTTCAATACTACACTATTGACATTCAAGGTACTATCCAAGAGCAAAGCAACTACACCAAGTTGTTCCTTGGTAGTGAAGACATCATTCAACCAATTGATCGTCCTGCTGTAACCATCAATGGTTATAGACTAGGTGCAAAGAGTGAAGAAAAACTATATGTAAAACTAGATCCAGCAACTGCTGGTGGTACAGAGGAGTTCAATGTATCACTAGAACCAACTGGTTTCGTTAAGTATATTGCTGCACCATCTATTCTAAATCCATCTGGATTCAGTGTTAATAGTGTATATTCAGACGCTGCTAATCTAATTGAAAGCAACCGTCGCATGATCCAAGAGGAAGTCTTCGGTTATATTCTAGAGAAGTATCCAAGACTCCAGAACATCTCTTATGTCAACCCAGGTAGAGATCCTCAAGCGAACAGATACTTTGATGCTCGCAACCTAATCATTGATAACAGACAACAGATTGTTGGTACTGTTATGGCGTCTCTGCTTGACACTTACGGTAGCACATCAATCCAACCAGATGAAATTGGATTCATTGTTGATGCTGTTGCAGAAGACCTTAGAGACGGCGGCAACTACAACATCATTGAGAAGGTTAGAGAATACTTCAATGGTGATGGAACCATCGACCAGACATATCTTGGTTCTGAAGAGCAGTATATGTGGGGACTTGCAAGAGCAAGAGACCTCTGTAAGCAAGCAATTGCTAACCTCTTGAGTGTCAAGGCAGATCTTTATGATCCAAGTGGCACAGCACCTGACCTATCACTCAAGCAGAACAACCCCTGTGGTCCTATTGTTAATGGATACACTGGTTCTGAGGCAGAAGAGGCAGCACTAACAACTAACGGTGTAACTTATGATCTCTCTAGCAAAGATGCTAAGAGATATAAGACTACCTACAACCTCATCGAGGGCAACAGAGACTTTATTCTTGACAATGCACTCGCTGAGATTGCTGTATACGAAGAGCAAGCACCGTTCTTCTACTTCCCTAACGATGCTCAGGAGACTGCAAGATCACGTTTCAAGTCAGCATATCGCTTTATCAGAAGAAACGCTGATGATACTATTCAGTATGCTATTGACGCAATCAATACTCAGTTCCCTACCTTTGTCTTCCCTAACAACAGCGACGAGAAGTGCCGTAGAGACCTAGCATACTTCATCGAAGCTGTCGGTATGGACATCTTCCTTGGTGGCAACAGATGGACTAGAGAATTCATCGGTCAGTATTTCAACGGTGGCAACTGGGTCCAGAATGGTCTACAGGGCGAAGAAGCACAGAGCATCTGGGGATACAATGCTGCTAGAGATCACATGATCCTTGCGGTATCTAACCAACTAACTGGTGGTTATAATGAGCGTGAAGTTGGAGTAGATGGTGATCCTGGTTATGTCCCAGGCATCAGTGAAGGTGAAGCAGTCTATGGTGATGGCAATGGTGATGTTCCTAACACTGATGCTGCAGCATGTACTGACGTACAGAACGCAATCGCATCACTAACATCTATTGTCACTCAGGTTATTCAGGATGGTGATAACACCAGCATCACTGATCCATCTGATCCCAACTATGTTACTCCTACAGGATCAGAATCACCTGCAGGTGAAGCTAAGTGCCGCAGAGATATTGGACACATCCTTGATGCTGTACAACAGGATCTCTGGTTTGGTGGTAATGAGTATTGTGTTGCTGCTGCAAGAGCATACTTTGACAGAAATGGTGCTCCAATTCCAGACGGTCTACTTGGAGAGCAGTCTCAGTCAATCACAGCATTCAAGCGAGTTGCTGATGCTATCAACCGTGCAATCAACAACAGACTTTACTACAAGGATAACACCATTACCCTTGACAACTACGGTGATCCTGTAGTTCTATCTGATAGTCATGCTGATGGATTTAATCAGTTGATGGCAAACAAAGTGTTTATTGCAGAGGAAGCATATGAGCGTATGCTTGCTGCATATCCATCATATCAACCACAACCAACAAACACCAAGCAAGATTGCCTAGACGATGTTTATAACGTTCTAGATCAAGTTGCATGGAACCTTAAGTTTGGTGGAAACAGCAAGACTTATGATGCTGCAGAAACATATGTCACCAACATCTTTGCTGGTCTAAATCCTGAGAGATTTACCCCAACTGATGTATCATATGATCCTGCAACTGGAGTATCAGTCTTCAGCATTCCTGGTCATGGAATGTCTGTTGGAGATTACATTAAGATTGCTGACAACAGCATCACATTCACCTGTGCTCTGGACAACAATGCTACCCAGCACTCCTATCCACGTCCTGGTCAGGATCCATATGCTGGTCAGTGGATTCAGATCACAGCGAATACAATCAACACCATCACTGTTAATGTAGGTGTCTCCTCTGATACATCTGCACATACATTCGTCAGTGCAGCAACTGATAGCATCCTGAAGGGTGTTGCAGTATCTACGTTCCTTGATCCTGAGCGTGATGAGGCAGCGAAGGTATTCGTTGAAGTAAATGTAATTGCACAAGATGTCATTAGAAACAGAGCAGTTTCCGTATCTAATAACACTCAGTCTCAGCAGACCTTTGATCCAACTCTAGTAGAAGATTGGGATTCTCCTGGTTATGGTGCAAACTCCTGTGCTGCTGTAGTCAGTGCATTCGATACTCTAATGGGTATCGTTATCCAGTCAATCGGTACTGACGCTGGTGTTGGTAATATCAATGGTATCACCAGAACAGAACCAGCTCAACCAACAGAGTATACAATTCATAACTGCTCTGATGTTCTACAGACCGTTGATACACTGATCGGTATCATCACTGACATCACTTCTTCCTCCATCTTTGATCCCCCAGCAATTGATCATGGTGAGTGGGATTGTGCTAACGTCCGTAGCAGCATCGAGAACCTGTTTGACATCGCACTCGATGCATTCACTTCATCGACTCTAGAAGATCTACCTGTTGTCAACCGTGGATCCTTCATCACTGATGCAGAAGCATCCAAGTGTTTCCGTGATGTATCTTACATCGTTGACGCTGTTGTTAATGACCTAAGACTTGGCGGCAACATCAACTCTGTACAGGCAGGTGAAGCATACTACGTAGGAACCAGTGGAACCAGAACATGGACTCCAACTGATGCTACCTATGATCCTGCAACTGGTGTATTCACCATGACAGTTGCTGGTCATGATGCACAGGTAGGAAGATATATCAGACTTGCTGACAATTCATTCACATTCACATGTGCAATGGATAATGATCAGACCCAGAAGACATATCCACGTCCTGGTATTGATCCATACGCTGGTACTTCTATTCTTGTAACTGGAACTACTGCAGATACTATTACATGTAATGTTGGTATCTCTGGTCCTAACGAATCTTGGTCTCCATCCGCTGTTGACTACGACCCAACAACTGGTGTCATGGTTTGCACGATTGGTGCTCATAGTCTATCAGTTGGAGAAGGTGTTGTTCTTCAGAACAATTCATTCACATTTACTTGTGCTCTGGATAACAACCAGACTCAGCACACCTATCCACGTCCTGGTGTTGACCCATTTGCAGGTAAGTCTATTGCAATCACTGCAACCACTGCAACTACGATCACCCTCAACGTAGGTACATCTTCTGATACTTCACAGCATACATTTGTATCTGCTACAAACAATGCAATCCAGCATCTACCACAGACTAACCACACATTTGTAAGTGCTGCTACTGGTGCTCTAATCACTGGTGGTGCTCAACTCGATTACATCGATGGTGAGAAGACAGAGACCATTGATGCATGGAACTATGTCGGACAGATGGCAACTGCTGCCATGAGAAACTTCGACTTCCTAGCATTCAATTGCTCTACAACTGCTGGTTCTGCAATCATTGACATTGGAGATACTCGTGGTGTTCTAATTGGTATGAAGGTTGTTGAGTATGATGAAACTGATCTAGTCAACCCTGCATATGTCAATGGACTACTACAGGATGGAGCGAGTGCAATCTACGGCAACATCCCTGAAGAGACTTATGTCAAGAGAATCGTCAGCAATACTGAGATTGAACTAGGCATTAGAGGTTCTAGATTTGAGCAGGGTGCATCTGTATTAGCACAGGCAACCAGCACAACTACTAATCTATACTTCACCTTCCCACAAGGTTCATGGGCAGATACAGAACCAACCACAGTTGTTGTTGGTCCTGAGTCTGAAGGTCCTGATGTTATCCAAGATACTCTAACATCTCCATCTCAAAGAGAGTGCGCTGGCACTGCTGATGCAATCGAAACACTGGTTGGAAACATTACCACGATCATCAACAGTGGTGTTGGTAGTGTAACAAGAGTAGAACAGACTGCTAACATCGCACTGTTTGCATCTAGAGCAACTGTATTCACGATCAATACTACTGGCACTGGTGCATCAAACCCACATGACTTTGAAACTGGCACACCAGTCAGACTGGTTCCACGTCCACGTTTCGATACTACAACTGGTAAGTATGTTGACGTTGACAAGCGTCTTGTCAGACTACCTAATGGATTCGAGACTAACACAACTTACTATGTAATTGCTCCTGGTAGAACAACAGCACCAAATGACTTCAGCAACACTACCTTCTTCAATGGTAGTGATCAGACTAAGTTGATGCTTGCAACCTCTAGGGAGAATGCAGCAGCAGGTATCTATCTCTATTCATCTGAATCGGAGAGCATCGACAAGGATGTTGAAATCGATATCTATCAGTTCGTTCTTGATACCAAGTATGATCTCCATAACTACAAGTCAAAACTAACCAGTGCAATTAACGCTGGTATTGAGACTGATGTTCCACACATCTTCGACGTACCATTTGCCTCTGTAACACCTCACAAGGTATTCTTTAGAGAGGTTGAGGGTGGAACACTACCTGAGGTTTCTACAACGTATGCAGCAGATGCTGACGTTGCAGTACAAGATCCTAATGATGCAAACTTCGGTAAGATCAATCCTCAGATTGAATTCTTCGCACGCTATCAGAACGATAGAGTCTTCACAATCCACAAGACTCATGCAGATGCTATCAACAATGTAAATCCAATTACATTCGTTCCTGGTCAGACAATTACATTCAATGTATATGCTAACAAGCGTAGATCACCTGTTAAGTTTGACCCATCATTCTCCAGACTAACCAATAAGTCTGGTAAGTGGTATGTAAATTGTAAGGATGAAGGATCTGCCAACAACCTACAGGCAATCAGAGAAAACAATATCTTCTGGAGAATCAAGCAGTCTGACCTAGCAGATAGAAACAGATCTACTGACATGTGGTACACACGTCTCGAAGATGAGCGTGGTGCAGATGACAGAACATATAAGATCCGTTATGTCATTCCTAAGTACATCGAGAATGCTAGAGATCCTATCAATGGATTTGTTATCAAGACAAAGACTGACGATACTCGTAAGTTAGTACCACAGAAAATCCTACTCAAACCAGTAGCAGGAACTGTATATGGTGCTCGTTTTGAGAACCCAAGACAGGCAGGTGAATTCATTGGTGTTGATCAAGCAAACTTCGATGCTGCTTCTCTAAACATCGATGCAGCATATGATCCATATCTGTCTCCTGCATTTGCTAGATTCAACTCTGGTATTCAAGCGACAATTCAATCAGCACGTTATGTTGAGGACAGACTAGATCCTAGCATCCAGTATCTAGAGATGACAGTGTTTGATCACACTGTTGATACTCTAAACTTCGGTGGATTGAGAAACGAATCGTTCACTACGGTTAAGATCAATGCACCTCAGGGTGGTGAGTGGACAGTTAACAAGACTGAAAGCACTACTGCAAACCAGATCACATGGTCTGGAAATTCAACAGGTCTTGCTAACCTCCATGCATACATGACCGTTAATGGTGAGCATTATCTCATCCTGAAGAATGTTCGTGGTGGTAAACTAGAGTTTAGTGAGTATTATAACACTAGATTCCAACAGGGTACAACCTTTGCTGATATGCTGGAAGACCAGGATATGGGCAAATCGCTACCTCTAAAAACACTAATCAAGAAAAAATATCCTGAGTATTTTTACAAGCAAAACGGCGCTAACGTTTATACTATCACCCCTGGTGATCGTATTCAAGACGACGCTGGTGTTGAATACTATGTTGAGAGTGTTGAGGATGCAGGAATCATTGATGACACATTCTATGTCTTCAGTTATGAGACCCTACAGCGTAGAATCGCAGGTCAGCAAGATGGTGTTTACTATCTCTCTTGCCTACGCGGTAATATCTCACCATTCCCAACTGGTGCAGGTGCTGGTGGAAACTTCCGCAAGTTCAACTTCTCACAACCAGTCAGCAGACTATATCCACTAGATTATAAGAACGATCCTCTGTGGTTCAAGAAGAATGGTACTTCTACAGAAGAACTAGCACTAGCAGTTCAGTCTATCGATCCACCTTCTACTTTCTCCGCTGCAGACAACTATATTCATGGTCTTGTAACAACGAACGATTACAAGAACTCTGTCACTAAAGAATTGGTTGAAGACTTCATCAACCAACCAGCATTCATCATGAATGACTACAGTGGTTCTAATGCAATCCAAGCACAGGAAGGCAATGCAACCTCTGGTTCTGAAGATCGTAAGATCAAGATTTCTGGTAATAGCACAGTTCTAGCAGATCAGAAGTATTATGTTGAACTTCGTAGACCATCTATTGCTCGTGCAGGCAACCACACGTTTGAGTATCTTGGTTTCGGACCAGGAAACTACTCCACAGGTCTCCCAGCACGTCAGGAAATCGTCTTAACTGCTACTGAGGACTTCTACGCCCAAAGTAAGAAACAAGACGGTGGTATCGTCTTCTACACGGGTCTAAACTCCAACGGTGATCTATACATTGGTAATAGAAAGATCAATGCTATCACTGGTGAAGAGACATTCCTAGAGGCAGCAGTTCTTGAGTCTAGTGCAGATGACGACGAGGATATCGGCAACCTAGTTACCACCTTCGACACACCTGTAACATTCAACCAGAATATTACAGTTGTTGGTGGTGATGGTTCACAACAGAACGTATTCCAGTCTCCAGTTGTTATTTCGGTTCAGGATAACGATCTATCAGAAGTTCGTGATACATTGATCATCCGTTCAAATGTATCCTCTGTTGATCCTATCACCAACCTAGAGCAAGACGAATCTCTTGATAGAACTGCATTCAAGGTTGTTAATGACGGTGATATCCGTATTAGCAAGAACAGAGTCCAAGCAGCAGTCTTCGGATTCAATGCAAGAGGAACTGGTCAAGGATATCAGATTCAGACACATATCACTAACGGTATCCCCTCAAATATCACTCCTAACAACAACGCTGTTCCCGCAGATGGTGGCGATAGAGTATACGCTAACCAGTTTGTATCTTACAACGGTGTTGCTGTTAAGGCAGGAGACATCCTTCTCAAGGGTGTTGAGGTTGGTAAGACTGGATCCTGGGGTTGGATTTATGCAAACTACTTCCAGACTATTGCACAGAGCAACATCTTTACTATCGAATTTGATGCCACTAACATCGTCAAACTTACGTTTATCGATGACCAGGGTGTTAATGTTCCAAACAGTGCAATTGGTCTTACTTCTGGATCACAGATCAGACTTAACAACTATCCAGATAGCAGACTGAACTCTGTATGGTCTGTCTTCAGTCCTAATGGCGATGCATTTGATCCTACAAACAACTACGTACACTTCCAGATTATTGATGCTATCCCAGCAAATACCCTATCCTGGGGTGGAACTGGTGGTGTAACTGACGTTCCTGCAGGTCAAGCTGCTGCAACTATTGACTTCTCTAACTCCAACTGGAAAGAGATGGGAGTTGTTGGTGCTGAAGCACTCAGAACTAACACTGAGACTATTGGTGATTACAAACTTGGCATCAACACTATTGCTCGTGCTTCGCACCTTGCAACTCAGACCGCATGGATCTCTGATGAGACTGATCCAAGAGCAAACCTAGATGTTGTTGGTAATGTATTCATCACTGGTAAGACTGTTCCTAACTTCCTAACGGAGACTACAGTTGCTAGAACTGAGAATCCAATGGATAACGCTCTGCTAGTTGGCGGAGACAGCAACGATCCTGATGATGACGCAGTATTGAGAGTCATGACCACCAATGGTGGTAGACTTGGTATTAACACTTCAGTTAATGATGTTGTTAATCCACAGAACAACCTAGATCAGACTCTGGTTGTTGTTGGTACTGGTAGAATTACTGGAGATACTGAGTTTAGTTCTGACATCCAAGTTAATGGTGGTGATCTAACCACTACTAACAACACATTCAACTTTGTCCCACAGAATGCAAACATTCTAAACTGGGCAGGCGAAGGTCAGATCTTTAACTTCCTGAATAACACCACTGTTGATCAGAGCATCAACATTGCAAACTCCTCAGGTACTCAGACACTTCAAATTGGTAATGCTGCTACACAGTCATCGCTAAGAATTCACAGAAATTCTACTAACGCAATTGTTGATATTGCTAGCGTTAATGATGATGTTGCTAATAACTGTGAAATCGTTCTTGGTGGTGCATGGGGCAACACTGCATCATACACCGAGATTGGCACAAGACAACTACTTGTCGCTGGCGAACTTGAGATTGGCACACGCTACGGCGCTGGAACCAGCACCTCTAGATTGTTCACTCAGACCAGAACTGTTGATCTCTTCGATGGAGACCAAACTAACACAGTTAACTTCGCTGTTAACGCTACTCAACTACAGATGGGTTCTACTGGTGGTTCTACCACTGTTAGAAACACACTAAATGTTCTTGCATCTGCTGTTGTTGAGGGTAATATCAGACTAGACGGTGGTCTAAATGCTGGTATCCTTGAAATCGGTAGAGGTAAGTTTGGAACAACAATCGTTCCTCATAATGTTGGTGGACTAGAGAATCCAAACATTGACTTCTACAAGTATCAGTCTACTGGTAAGTTCATTGATACTGCAGGTGTTTCTACCTGGGGATCCAATGCATTCTTGCTTGCTGGTGGTCAGATTGCTTCTATTGACACCATTGTTAATAACGGCGCTGCATTCAGACCATCTGCAACATATTCGTTCCTAACTGCAACCACAACTGGTATTGGTACTGGTGCAACATTCACGGTTCTTGTTCGTGCTGATAGCACAATCGACATCACTGTTGAATCTCCTGGTTCTGGATATGTTGCTGGTGATACACTTACAATTGGCAATGATCAACTCGGTGGTGGAGTTGGTGGTGGAGATCTTACCTTCAATGTTGGTTCTACTAACGATGCTGGTCAGACATACTTCCTACCAATCACAACCCCAACAATTACTGACTTCAAGGTTGGTGATCTTCTCCTAATCGACAGAGGTGATGCTGCATCTCCAGATAGTGTTGGTGTTGCTCCAAACCAGTTGACTGGTCTAAGAGACGAATCACAGAGTGAGATTGTTCGTGTTATCGGTCTTGCTAACGTTGCTAACCCTGCTGATCCTAACGGATATAGACTAATTGTTAACAGAGGTCAAGAAGGCACTGGCGTATATGATAACCACCCTGATAACTGTGTAATTGCTAAACTGGTCAAGCAATCTAATGCTTCCTTCATCACTGGTTCTGACCTTGATCTAGATGGAAACATTGATATTCCTGAAAGCGGCATCAGCAATGGCGCTGGCAATGTAAGAATCGGTGTTGCAGAATTTGGTGGTACAATCTCCACCAGAGACCTACTCAGACTAACTGCTAGTGAATTTGTATCTATCGAAGATCTCATTAGCACTTCACCTCAGTCATTGAGTGTCAATGATGGTGGTTCACCTGCTGCTGAAGTATTCAAGGTTGAGTCTACTACAGGCGATACTTACATCTTCGGTGATATCCTTGCTGGTACTGGATTCAACAGATTCACTGTTGATTCTGACACTGGTAATACTATTACTCAGGGAACTCTAACTACAAACAATACGCTTACTGTTAGAGGATCTACGTTTGCTGCAGATGTTGGATCTGCAGACTTTGAACAGAATGGTTCTCCTGCACCATTTGCAAACAGTCAGTTGTTTAAGTTAACACCTCAGGGCAACACTGAGTTCCTAACTCTAACAAATGGTGGTACTACAGGTACTCAGGAAGCGGTCACTTTCCAAGTTGACACTGCAACTGGAAGCATCTACAGTCTTGGAGACATGCGTTTCTATGGCAAGGATGAAAATGGTGTTGCAGATCAAACAGTTCCAAGACTTGAGTTTATCAATTCTTCTGGAGACTTCACTGTATATGGTTCTCTATCAGCACTAGGAAGCGGTCCTAGCACGTTTGGTGGATCTATCGTAGTCAACACTGGTGGTCTTGACATGACCTTCAGAGATGGCGGCGGTGAGGCACAGGATAGAAGAGTTGTTGTTAAGGATGAGAATGAAGGAGAGTTGTTCTCCATCGAAAGTGATGGTGCAATGCAGGTTGCAGGCATCAACAACTACTTCACCAGAACTGGTGGTAATAAGTGGGTAAACAGCAGCAATACAGTTATTCAAGCTGAAGCAAACGTTAACTACTTTGTCAACCCAGGTGGCAATACTCTGTTCAAACTACCTACCAATCCTCTAATTGGCGATACTATTCGTATTATAGATATTAGTGGGGCACTAACTTATGATAGGACTCTGGTCGTCAGAGCACCTGATGATACTAAAGTTCAGGGAGAACTTTCAAATACTGGTTCTGCAGTCTTGACTGGTGTTTCTCCTTCCGCATATGCTGGACATAACGGTGGTGAATTAGTTGTACAAACACCACATGCAGCATTTGGACTTGTATATGCAGGAGCATTGAATCCAGATGGTAGTTCTTCTACGGTTCCATCTGCTCAAACTGGTTGGTATTTAATGGACGTATAAAGAGATGTTTTACCAAGGCACAAAATCTATGAAGGCTGCGGTCATTGGCACTATCATGCCGTGGTCTGGTGGTCTGAGTTCAATTCCAGATGGGTGGATTATTTGTGATGGATCTAGTAAACAGGCAAGGGAATTTCCCTTGCTTGTTCAAGCTATTGGTGATACTTACAATCTAGACCCAAGTACGTCTAATTTAGGTGGTGCGTTTCCAAATTATCAGGGAGATATTCTTCTCCCTAACTTGAATGGTGGTCAGCACCTAATGGATATTGAAGAAGAATATTTTGATGAAGCGGTAAATGGTGGTACAGGAAAAGCACCTGAGACTGACGCTACGGCGAGAAATCTCATTGCTCCTTACATTGGACCTAATGTTAATTTAATCTCCAACGCTGTATTTACAGATGTTCGTACTGATGTTGAATTTACACTCAATGATAGATTAGGTTATAGTGGAAATATTCGTGGTAATACCATTATTGATGGTATTGGTGAAAAAGTCATGTATATTGGTGGAAGAAAACTAGGACACCAGCATATTAGACCACATACACACAGTGGCGTATATGAAACGCTGAACAATTTGCCTGTATCCAGATCTGGTAAGGGTGTTATCCCTTGGGATAACGTTGAATTTGACTGGACATATCAGGCATCTGATGACCAGGAAGATGGTCCAAACATTGATACTCTATACTTTAAATACATTCAAACATATCAGGGAGTTAAGGTAGAATCAAACCTTTGGTCTACTGGAGCAGTTGACTCGTATAGTGGTGTTGGTGGTGGACGAGATGGTAGAACAATTGCTCAGGTAGGTTCTGAGAACCCACCAGTTAACATCTATGCTAAGGAGATGTATCGCACCCCTGTTGCAGAACAGAGTCAATTTGATTATCAACAGATGTCAGGTGGTGATACTATCCCATATGCATTGTTCTCTGGAAGTGTTGATATTCCAACTGGTCAACAAAATTTCTATTCTGATTTCCCTGGTGTTGGTAATTTTGGTACATTCTTAAGTAATAGTGCTACCGATTGGTTAGGAGATAATTTAATTGCACATACACATGAACCTTTTGAAATCGTTTATGATCAGGGTAGTTTAAAACCACAGTCTAGTTTGATTGCGGACGTAAATATTCCTGTTACTACGGAACTAGATAATGAAGTTAACAAAGGGGCATTGCAAATAGACATGAACACAAGTCAACCATCAGTAACTTGTGTTTATATCATCAGAGCTTACTAATATGGCAAATTACACACGAGAAAGATCAAGATACGGCGGTATTGTGGGCACTATTGTCGCACATTCTACTCCTGGATTAGGTACAGCAAACGATCCAAATAGTGCAAATTTTAAGGAAAGTCTGCCAGCAGGATATTTGCGATGTGATGGTTCTATTTTGAATGTAAAAGATTTCATTGCTCTAGCAGAGGTATTGGGAGCAGGTAGTCAATGTAGATTCAAGAAAGATACGGTAACTTTAACTGAACCAAATCCAGAGACTGGTGAGTTGGGACAGTTTCAATTGCCAGACTTAGGATCTAAAGTTATTATTGGTGGTAGAGGAACAGGTGTATACAATAACCTGACTGTTGATCGTGGGATTGTTGAAACTAATCCTCTAACTAGAGTTGGTCCTCAAGTTAATATTACTAGCAATAGTGGTTCTAGGATCACTTCAACTTATCAGGGAAATGCTCAGATCAGTCCTGTAACTGGTATCTCGATGTTGGGCAACCCAAGATATACTATTCCAAGATCGACAACTGAAGAAAGTCTTGGCATTGATAACTTCCAAGGTCATGCTCACAACTCTTCTCAGAAGTATCTGAACTATACAGGAAACCACAAAGTCGGTGGAACTGGTGGTAAAGACTATGGTGAATTCGGAGCAAACAGTGGTGCTGGACATGAACTTAGATTCACGAATGAATCAGGTAGTGAGTCAGTTCACTCACATAATATCGCTAGACCATTCAGTTATGCCCATAACTTTACATATTCATATGCACAGAAGCAGGTAGATATGAGTGGTGTCTCAGCATTTGTAGACGTTGATGTTAGTGATGCTGAAAAGTTAGATCAGTTAGTTACACCGTTTATTCTTGTAGAATATATCATTAAGATCTAACCATGCCACAGACATTTACGATAGCAAATCAGGGATCGCTTATCGTTCCTGAAGAGATTGCTGAACTCGAAATTAAGATGTGGGCAGCAGGTGGTGGTGGAGAATCAGTTTCTGATAGTTTTGTTAGAACGCCAGGAACAAATGGTGGAGACTCTGAATTCTTTGGATTAAAAGCAACTGGTGGTGCTGGTGGATCTACACCAGGAGGTGGTAGTGCAGGATCTGCATCTTCTGTGTTTAATTGGGCAAATTTTGGTGTTACCGTTGGTACTTTTGGTGGTAATAGTGGAGGAATTCCTACCGCTGGAAATGGTGCAACTATTGCTGGGCAACGTCGAGGCGATGGTGGTGGCGGAGACCCAGGAACAACTACATATACATCATCTTCATTTCATATTTTTGATAATAATTCAAATACACACGTCTTCCAGAGTTATAGTCCAGATTTAAGTATTAGTTATATGAATCCATGGGCAGCTGATGGATTATCATGTACTCCAAATTACGGGACAAAACACTATAGGATTACATTTAACAATGCTTTTGTTAATTCTTTTTATTCTATAAACGTTTTTGGTATTTGTCAGCAAGCTGCTGGTGGCGGTACGGCTACACCTTATTATAGTGCTGGTATTTTAGATAAAACTTCCTCTGGATTTAGAATTTGGTTTTGTAATGGAAGAGGTAAAAATGGATACATTAGATGTTTTTCATTCACTGCTTCTGGCATCAAAGCTGGCGCTCAGGGTATGGGCGGCGGTGGTGGTGGAGGAATTACTGCTTCTTTTACTAGACAGCAATTGATTGACTCTGTCACATATGCTCCTGGGACTACACATGTAGCAACAGTTGGTACTGTTGGCACTGGATATACACTTGGCGGTCCTGGGTATCTTGAAGTCTCTATGCTCATCAGACCCAAGGTAATTCTCGATGTACTAGATACTGTTCTAATTATTGGACAATGTACACAATTATCATGGGAAACTACTGGTGATGGCGATACACTCTATTGGTTGGCGGGTAATATTAACAATCTAAACTTAACCAGTTCTGTACAAATTTGTCCTCAAATTACTACAACGTATTCTGTACAAGCAACTGGGTTGGGTGGAACATCTGCAATTGCAACCCAGACAGTTTATGTGGTTTATGTTCCCACAGCGACAATATCTGGTCCTAGTGAAATTGATTATGGTGATACATTAAATGTTGCATATGAGACACAATATGCTGACACTGAGATCAAATTGACTCCGTTCTATCAGATGACTGATGGAACTTCGTTTGAGGGATCTAGCATTCAAATTACTCCTGCAGTTACAGGAGAATCTGGAAGACCAGATTCAGAAACTATTGTTAATGGGAATGTAGATATTCCAGTTCCTTGGGGACCTACTGGACCAGCACAGATTGAGGTACGTATTACTGCTACTGGCACTGGTGGAAGTGTTTCCCCCACTACTGGTTTTATACCAGTAAATATTGATATTACACCTGATAATGTTAATATCCCTGAGACTGATGATGCATTTAAGGATCAAGATCCTATTGTTTCACCAGATAGTGATATCTTGACAAGTTTAATTTTGATTGATGGTATCGATATTCCGATTACTGTTAAATCTAACGCCCAAATTAAAATAGATATTAATCAGGGCGACGACTGGCAAAGCGTGGAGCAAATTTAATGGCAATTATATACACTAGCAGAAATATACCTGGCGGCATTGGTGGTGATTATACCAATGGTGCATGGGGTTCTCTCATGAATAGTTATGCTGTTAGATTCACTGGTCCTAACAGCGGTCCTGGTAGTGCTTACAATGGTTCTACTTTTGGATTTTCTGGTAGTGTATATTTTCCATATTCTGGAACTTATACAGTTCGAGCATCTGCAGATAATAGAGGATCATTGAATGTCGCTGGTCGTGGTTGTTCTGTATCTGGATTTGGTGGACAAGCGACAACTACATTTTATGAGACGCCAGGAACTAAGAGTATAAGTGGTACTGTTTTTAATGCACCATCATCAGACAATTACCAATCAAATCCATATGGTATTGCTTTTACTATTGACGCACCAGCAAGACCTCCAGCACCATCTGTAAGTATTTCTGTAAGTCCTTCTGCAATTATTCAAGGACAGTCCGCTACAATCACTTGGAGTTCTTCTGGTGTTGGCATTTACTATCGTAATATGTCAAACATATCACCTGCTGCTAGTGGTAGTACAACAGTCAGTCCGACTTCTAGCACACAGTATTTCTTTGATGTTCGTGGTGAAGGTGGACAAACTGTTAGATATGCATTCTTAACTGTTTATATCCCACCTGTACTTAACATGACAATTGGTGATACAGTTCTCATTGCAGGTCAGTGTACTACTTTATCATGGTCTGTTAGTGGTGATGGCAATACTGTTATCTGGACAAGTGGTAATATTAATAATCAAAACGTAACTAGTGCTGAGACAATTTGTCCAGCAGTTTCTACAACTTACAGTGCATATGCTACTGGACTTGGTGGAACCAGTCCAACAGCGAGTATTACAGTTTATGTTTATCAAGTACCTGTCATTAATGAGTTCAATGTTCCTGAATCATTAAACTATGGTCAGAATGGAAATATTGATTATGATGTCAGTTATGCAAACACTAATGTACAGATACTGACGGTCTATAATTATAACACATATTCAGATGAGATAGGCATTATACAATATCCAACTAGTGGAACTGCTGAATCAAATGGTCCAAATCCAACAGTTAGTAATGTAATTGGCACTAATATCACATATAATAATTTTGGACCAAGATCAGTAACATATATTTTGACTATCACTGGTAGTGGTGGTTCACAAAGTCTCTCTAAGGAGGTTCCCATCATCATTGATGAGGAGATGGACAACTTAAATATTGATGAGACTGATGGTAAGTTTCAAAATGAAGAACCAGTATACACAGTAGATGCTCTGCCTGCAGACACTACGACATCTGACATGTATGCAATTAATAGTATTGATATTCCTGTAGAAGTTAAGTCTGACTATCCAATCTCAATTAGAATCAATGATGAGGAGTTTACAGATATACGACAAATTGGTACTGCTCCACCAACAGGTTCATCTGAACCTGTACCAGAAGTTACACAAATAGTTGCTGGTGCTGGTATACCACCAGTGCAACCTACTGAGGAGTTTCCTGTCAGATCACAGGCATCATCATCACTTTCTTTTAGTGATGGATCATCATCCAAGACCATTATCTTAGGTGGTTCTGTAACTATTTCTTGGTTTGTTCGAGGGTACACTAGTGCATATATTAGTCCTGTTCCTGGTGCATTATCAGTTACGTCAGGAAGTGTAAAAACTTATAGTGTACAAAATATTCCTAGGTGGTTTAGTACAAATCCTCCACCTGGAGATCATATGTGCTCTCCATCTAATCCTGGTGGATATAGTCAAGAAGGCACTCTGTTTAAATCATTTACTACACAGGCACCAGGAACATTCTTGGGATATGATGCAGAATATCCTGGAGTTAAACCAATTGCATATATTGGATACGTATATCCATTCTATTCGTCAGGTCATCCTGTGCCCACAACAACAATTTACGAAAAAGTTGACCCAAATGGTAGTACCCCTGGTGGTTTTGGAACTATTTGGACTACAAGTTCTAGTGGTGAAGGACCATATACTTCCAATGGACCTAATACTGGTTTTAAAGCACCAACTAGTGGTTATACCGATGCTTCCAGTCTCACTTATAGTGGTAGTTATACTCATACACCTGCTGGTACAACAACTTATTCACTAAGCACGGGTGGAAGTTGTACAGTAACAGTATTGGTTCCTCCAACACTTTTCATCAGTGCTCCTTCTACTCCTGTTATTGCTGGTCAGCAATTTACGGTTAGTTGGTATACTACAGGAACAACGAATGGAGTTGTCTGGACTGCTGGACCTATCAGCAATGGCAATACTACCAGTAGTCAAACATTTACTGCTGCAGATACTGTTACTTTTAGTGGATATGCAACTAATGCAGGTGCTGGTACATCACCTACCGCAACTGCAACAGTAAGAGTTGTACAAATCCCAACATTTGAGTGGAACGCTCCAACACAATTAAATTACGGTGATGATTGCTTTGTTGGTTTTGAATCAGAGTATTGTAATATCAGTATTAATATTACGCCATCATATGTATTTGCTGATGGTACTACACAGCAAGGAACTACACTAACATTTGGTCCCGCTGGAAGTGCTGAGATAGGTGGTCCTAATACTGTAGTAAACGTAGCATCCACACAAATTGCAATTCCATGGAATTTGGAAGGACCTGAGCAGGTTCAATTAGTAGCACAAGGAACGGGTGAAGGTGGTAGTCAAACCTTCAGTTCACTTATCACTGTTAACATTGATAGAACACCTGATGGTATTATCATTGATGAGATAGACGATGCTTTCAAGGATGAAGAACCTGTATTCTCTCCAGATGTTGCACCTGATGATGTTGTTGAATCTCAGTTATATGAGATTGATGGCATTGACCTCCCAATCAAAGTAAAATCAAATTTCCCAATTCAAATCCAACGCAATCAGGATGGAAACTGGGATGATGTACAACAGATCTAAATAGTATGACTGGAGATATTATCTAAACGGAATGACATATTCTTTTTCAACCACACCAGTATATGTTTCTGAGGGTGATTACGTTCAGTTTAGATTTAAGGCACCTCCAACCTGGGATACTACACAAACAATCACCATTCAACTTGGTGATTTAGTCCAGTATTGGTTGATTACAACTGTACCTGAGGATTTTACACCAGATCCATTTCCTTTTCAGAACTATGAACCTGCTGAATTGGATACGCTATACACATATGGTGATGGAACTCGTCCTGGTGAGTCAATCCTCACTGTCTCTGGTTTAACACCAACAACACAAGCAGCAGTTGCATTGGGTTCTACATTTGCTGGCGATATTACTTATTTCGCCATGCGTATTGATTACAATGGCGATGGAAACTGGGGTAGATTAGATGGATCAAACAATCCAATGCCTGAATATGGTATTGCCGCTAATGACTATTGGATCCAAGGAACAGGTGCCGAAACTGTACAGAATGGATCTCGAATTCAAATTCGAGGAAGAACACAAAATTTCAATCAACAAAGTTCGATTATTACACTGGTAATTGGAACTGCGAATGAGACTTGGAGAATTACTACCAAGGCACAACCATTAAACATTCCAGAACCATTTCCAAACTTCACAAACTTAACTGGTCTAGATCTTGATATTGATGCATACTCTGAAGTTATTAGAATTCAAGGTCTAACAGAACCAGCAACTCTTTCTGTAGATAATAGTGCTGAGTGGGCAGTAACGACTGTTAATAGTACATCCACGAATGCTGATGGATTTGATGTTCTTGATGGTGTCACATTCCAATCTACACCAGGAACAGTTAACAATGGTGATTACTTACAATTAAAACTGAGAACATTAAATGTTCCTGCTACTGATAACACAACCAATCTAACAATTGGAGATGGTGTTAATCTTTCTCAGTGGTCAGTAGGTACTGGTAATCCACCATCCGACGCACCAAATGGATGGTCGTTCACAGATCAAACTGGTGTTTTAGAAGATGCACTCATTGCCTCTAATAAGATGCCTAATGGTGGTATTACTGGAATTCCTGTTGGTACTTCTGTTCCAGTTGTTGTTGTTGGAGCAAACACTACAACTACTGAAGCTAAGATCAAGATTAACAATGGATCTGTTGGTGTATTCCCTGCTTCAGTGACAGCTGGTGATCAGATTACCATCTATGCTAAGTCAGATCCTAATTTTAGTCAACCACGCACTCTGCAAATCAAGGTTGGTAGCACAACAATTCCAACATGGACTATTATTACCAGCAGTGGACCAGATTACGATGCAGTCTTTACACCACCAAATGATAAGGTTGGTCAAGTTCCTGACACATACATTACAAGTTCACCTGTTGTAGTAACTGGTATCAATAGACCAATTACTATAGCATCTACTGGTGGTTATGATGCTCTTATCTCTATTGATTTTGATACTCCAGTTGCAGGTCCTAGAATCTTTGACCCAGCAGTCAATAGTTCATTTACTTTAACTGTACTAACTGCATCTCAATTAGGTACACCAGAATTTACCAACATTGTAGTTGGTACTGAAGCTTCTAATGTTGGCAATGTGTCTTTTACATGGACGGTAACCACATACGCTGTAGCACCACCACCAGCAGCAAACCTGGGGGTATGGTATAGTAATAAGGTTAAGAAGTTTGATGGATACTCTGTAGGAACTATTTGTTCTATTCTTAAAGAGAACGTTGTTGTTGGTTATGGTGATCTAGATGGAGATCTGAACTCTAGATATCCTGGATTTATATCATGTGATGGTAGAGCATTAGATGCAGCATTGTTCAGAGAACTATATGAGGTCATTGGAACCGATTACGGTGGTGATGTCAATGAAACATTTGATGCTAATGGAGTTGCAACATACACTGGCACATTTAATGTACCTGATTATAGGAACAGAAAACTTGCTGGTGTTGGATTCGTTGATGCTCAACGTGGAAACTCTGCATTCTTGCCTGTCTCTACACCTGGCAAAGGAATCTTTGATGTTGGTGCAGAGGGAGGATATTGGTACTTTGACACTGTAGATTCTGCAGGAGACTTGCCACTAGAACAGATTGAAGGCAGCGGACAAACAGGTCTGCAGAGTCAATTCTTCTCTCTCGGTACTGTGAGATTGCAGGGACTAGAAACTATTGTAGATGACATATCATTCACCATTACTGGTTCTGTCACTGCATTGGTTGGACCTCTTGGTGAAGTATCTGTAAGAGTTCCTGAGCATGAACACATGTATCTTACTGCTGTAGTAGAAAGTGATGGTGGTGATCCATTAACACCATTCAATACTTCTTCTGGCACAGCACCTAGAGGATCATTAGGTTTGGCAGATGAAGCAGAACTTAATGATAGTGCTGAAATTCCACACTCTACTACAGGAATTGCTGCTAGATGGGCAAACTTCCTGAACTTGAGTAGTGGTGGTAGATTTGCCGAGGAAATTGAAAGATATTATAATAGTGATTCTTGGACTGATTTGAATACATGGATTATTAATAATCTACCAACCAACCAGACCGCTGATAGTGGAGCGCAAATTACTCTACAAACAAGTTATATGGTATGGTGGAGATCTCCTAGAGCTGATTCTGATAGTCTTCCACTGCAAGATGTTTCTGGTAGTGGTGCTCGTCAAACCGCATGTGTTGATACAGAACCAACTACATTCCAAATTGATACATATACTCCTGTTAGTGGTACAACACAGACTCATAGTCATATGATTACTCAGGATATTGTAGGTAATCCACAGACAGACTTTACTGGTGGTGGATTCTCTGGTCCTGGTACAATTGGTGGTGGTTATGGTTCTGGTCTTGGTGGTGGATCTGCATCTAAGCAGGTTACATTTGATCAGTCAGAACTATTCATGGACATGACTGAGGCAGAATTCAAATTCTCTAGTAGTTTCAAGAAACCAACTCCTGATGTTACTATGAGACCACAGAGAAAAGTTCCAATTATCAATCCATTCCACAAGACTAAATACATCATTAAAGCATTCTGATTCCATTGTTATGACAGTTGAACCATATCGCCCTCTGGAGTTAATGCAGAGGGAGGATTTTACTAAGTCTGATTTTGATGACTTCATTGGTGTCTGGGAAAACTTTATGCCTAGACCAACGTGTAAGAAGTTAATTCAATACTGTGAGCACGTTATAGACACTGGATCATATTATAATCAAGACTTCCAAGAATTGCCTGGAGGATCTGATCAGAAAGTGTATAAGTCAGAGGACCATTATGGTGGTGCTCACAATAGGAGAGACTTTGCATTTATGATGGATTATTCCAACAAAAAGTTGTGTACTGATGTGCAAGCAATCTTGGCATCATGTCTCCAGCATTATATTACACAGTATCCATCATTGAACATTGCTTCTTTGATCTCAACAGATATTAAGATGCAAAAGACACCACCTGGAGGTGGTTATCATCTTTGGCATTATGAAGATGTTGATCAAGCACACTCACTTAGAGAGATTACTTGGATGATCTATCTAAATGACATGCCAGAGGGTGAGGCAGAGACTGAATTCTTATATCAGAAGAGAAGAATCCGTCCAACTGCTGGTACTGTTGTTATTTGGCCAGCGGGTTATACACACACGCATAAAGGCAATACAGTTTTTAGTGAGGATAAATATATTTTGACAGGATGGTACATCAAATCTAGATAGGAGACCCATGGCAATCACAGAGAGAGTATCAGTAATTGAAATTGATTTTATCAATGATATTGTCTTGGTCAATAATGACATTGAGGCAGATCTAGTTTTTCCTGGCAGAACGACTAAGAAGGTTAAGATCAGAGGTGAACTAAAGCAGAGATTTCTCGAAAGAGTTGTCGATGACTTCTGGCATAACTCTAAGGACCAGTTAGATCACTTCCAGTATTTCAGCACTGGAGCATATAGATGCCAAAGAAGGAAGTTAAAGCATGACTTCAAAACTAACGAAGATTACTGGGCAACTTATCAGTTCTCTAGTGCTACTGCTGAGCAAGCAACTGCACTAAAAGATCAAGCTCTTGCTTTTTATGAGTCTCTGTTGGTTGTAAGAGAGGAAGCAATCAACAAAGAGATTGCTAAGATTAATGATGAAGCAATTTACTTTGATCAGAGATATATCAAAGCAAGAAGACAAAAGAATGAATTGCTATCACGCTCTGACTGGAGAATTCTACCTGACGTAGAGGATAGTTATGAAGGCGAGAAAGATCAGTGGATTGCTTGGAGAAAAGCAGTAAGAACCAACGTCATGAAAAAACCATCAGACTTTAACACTGGTCTTGAATACTTTAAACATACATATGATGTTAAGTACCCTGTAGATCCTAAGATTTATAGACAGATGTATCCTGGTGGTATGCAGGAAGATGGTGTAACACCAGCGCCAGCATTCATGGATCCAAATGATCCTAAACAGTGGGTAAAACATGACGTTGCAGCAAGTTCTGACTTCCAAAGAAGCAGAGAGCAGAGTATGTACAACTTCGCTGGTCAATATACACCATCACTCAAGAAAGTGAGACAAGCAGTATATGATATCATGAAACTACTTGACGTAGATGACGTTGTACCTGTAGACTGGAGTCTATATTACACCGATGATTCTGAACTAGACGGGAAGACGGGATGATTTATGAAATTGATTTGCTCGAAGGAGAGTTATTGTTATGGCTACAGGATAATCTAAACAATCTAGAATATGTCGATGGTAATACATCCAATCCATCTCCTAAGAAGAGATGTAAGATGGCATGTAGTGGCAAATTCTACGAGAAGATAAACCAACAGTATTCTGGGTTTATTAACAAACAGATCTACAGCATCTATAATATTAGAAGAACATCACAGTTATACTTCCTTGAGTATAATGTAGGTGCTCACTATGACTATCACATTGATAACATTCCATGTGGTGGTGTCTTCCCTCACTATAGTATGACATGTTTTCTGAATGATCCATCAGAATATGAGGGTGGAGAGTTAGTTCTTAAGATTGGTAATACAGAGGTAGAATATAAGTTAGAGGCAGGAAAAGCAATCCTCTATCCTACTGGACTGTGGCATAAAGTTAATAAAGTTAAGTCTGGATCACGTAAAGTATTTGTTTGCTGGGCAGAGTCTATCATTCATGATACTTTCATGAGAAACTATCTTTCAGAGTTTGCACAGTATATCTGTGATGCAGACATAAGCAAAGAGGTACAAGAGAAACTAGATCAGTTTAGAATCAATCTATTGAGGGAGTATGGGAAGATCTGACATTCTAGAGTATAATAATGTATTCTCACGAGGTGATTGGGAGAAGATTCTAGATGCAGTCTCTGGTCCTAAATGGTATTTTGGTCATGGATCATTTGTTGAGGGAGACAAGCGTCGTGGTATCCCCTTCTGGCGTATAGATCTAAAGGATAATGAGTTCTTTACATCATATCTTCTAAATATCATTGAGGAGAAGACCAACCAACAATATGAAGTGTTTGATGTGTATGCAAATGGTCATACATTTGGTACACAAGGGTCTTATCATCAAGATTGGTATGATGACAGAGGAAGAACATTCTTACTCTATGCAAATGATGTGTGGAAGTTAGACTGGGGCGGTAAGACAGCATTTCATTTTAAAGATGGAACTGATTACTTCCACGTCCCAAAACCAAACTCAGCAGTATTATTTCCTGGCATGATCCCACATGCTGCTGAGATGACATCTAGATCATTCATTGGTTTGCGTATTACTATTGCTTGGAAACTACTACTTAAGGAACAATGAACCATTACGACGTATTTTATCTTGATAACTTCATTGAGCGTTATGTCGCTAGTAATAACAAATCCTTGATCTACATGAGATCAACTGGGTGGAATAATAGTAGTGATGTTGATGCTATCAATGCATCATATGAATTGTATAAAGATCTACTGCCAACAGATCTATGGACAGCACTGAAAAACTCTGAGTTTGTATTTGTTGAGGTGCATGATCTAGTAGAAGCAGAAGAGTTTCTAACATCAAACTTCCCTGAAGATCAAGCATCCTGCACAAGACCAGAGGATTACATCCACTTCACTCTGTTTAATGCAGCAGGTCAAACTATTCTAGCAAACTAAAATGTTTACTGAACTCTACTTCAAACAAGACAGATATGATCTGGGCAGTGGAGAGTATATCTCCTCCGTTGAGAGAATGCCTTGGAGATATACTGGTCTAGTTGATACTGGTTATCTTCCTGATCTTGGCACACTGTCTGCTAAACTGAACAAAGTTTATCAGTACAAGTATCCACACCTGGATATTGCGATCATGGATGATCAGAAGTTGGTAAACATTGAGTATGTGGGTGATGAGATCAAATCATACTTCTTACAGACCATCATGCACTGGTCTCATGTGACAGAAGTCAAACAGGTATGGGATACATTCTTATCATTCTGTGGTCTAGGTGATTTCTCTAAGATCAAAGAGACTATTGATAAGATGACCAGTGTAACTGATTACTATGAAACTCTTATACAGGGATTCCACTTCGATACTGATGGAAACTGTACTGGTATCAGAATCTATGACCCCACATATGATCTAGATGAGTATTCATCTAACGAGACACTATTGAAGATGAATCAGTTCTGTAAGGCAGAAGTATCTGCAAGAGGAACATTCGATATCTTCTTAGATGGTACTTACAAGTTTAATCTAGCACTTCGCCACCCACAGGTAACACTAATACCAACAGAGAGAGGCAATCTATTAGAAGAGAATAGAGCAGCAGGATATCGTGATGTTGCTCTGTCCCAACTGGTTGAGTTAGAATTCATTACTGAAGACCATAAGGATGTGATTGCATCAAAATGCACAGGCGACTCAGTATTTGACCTAGAGTATACCATGTCAAGTGATGGTGAGATCACTGAAACAATTCTTAGACACCTGACACACGCTAATTTCAAGGACTTGACAGCATCCTGACACCATGTTATGGTAGCGGAGCACCACTGGTGATCTATGCTGATGAATGTCCCAACACAAATTGAGTTGCAGCACATGCAGCTGCAGGCAATGTTAAAAGAGAATGATATTCCAGAAAGCGAACTGATGTATTGTGGTGTGCGTGAGTATACCCACCATTATCAGGCACACCCTGAGTATCATGGACAGATGATGCACTGGTACATCATTGCAGGTGAGCATGAGGTGCCAGTCTGTGATATCCTGTCTGTCGATCAAGTGGACAGTGGTGAATAGTAAAGAAAATCTAACGAAACGTCGATTTTCCCACCAAATCATCTAAAATACGTAAGTCAAACGAGGATTGCATGGACTGGACAGACCGAACCAAACACGAAAAACGTAAGGATGCATTCTACATCTTTTACGAGAGTGTACTCAAACCAGACCATGAACTGCGCCAAGATGCTCATGAGCAGTGCTGTTATCATGAACTGCTAGAATGGCGTGGTGAAATTATTGCATACCTTGACCGTCGTCGCAATGAGGAGTTTTACTCTTGACTACTGAACAACCTTTGATTACAAGTGATAGTTATGCAAAGCAACGTCAAAATCGTATGCAAGATGCTATCGACGATTACCTCAACGATGAGAAGGTATCAAGCAGAAAAGCATATGAAGAGATGCTATCTTGCATCAATGATGTGATACAATATCATGAGAAAGCATACTGCCGTGCTCGTGGTCTCTACGATCTTATGATGGGCAATCGAGAGATCGATCCATTCCTTGATGATCCTGAACTTGTCAAGAAGTGGCAGTATGATAAATTACCTAAGCGTTATTGATTACCATGAACGAAGAGGACTTCAAACAAGCAATCAACAACATGTTGATGCTTCAGAATAACAACGACCACAACTTCCAAATCTTGCAGGCACAAATTGATAGACTGCAGCAACAACTCACTGAGTTAAATGATTTGAAACAAATGTTCCGTCTCCCCAAACCAGAGAACAAGGACAGGAAGTTGTTCGATGAAGAAGATTGATTTTGAGTTGCTCCAACCTGTGACATATGGTGAGATCACAGGTTATATTTCTTTCATAAGCGAATACTACATTACTATTTGCTTTAAGGACATCCCATTGCCTGAGTCAGCAAACTCGCGGTGGGGTCGTCATTATGTTAACATCGTTGTCTACCCTCAGTTTTATCATGAAGTACGCAGTTGTTTGGATGAAGAACAAGAAGAAGGGCACCGCCCGCCAACAAGCGATCTTCTACAATTTGGACGACGCCGCTCTGTGGGAACAGCATATCAACAAAACGCAGCACTGTCGCACTGACATCATCCCCATCTATGGGGACAGTTGAGAGAACTGTCCACTCTCTTGACACAGCACCCTTGATTGGTGTATATTAAGGACATGGGAGAGGCAGCGCCCTAAAGACTCCAACATTCTCTAATCCCACCCACGTAGGTGGCACCGTAATGTTCAAATCTGACCTGTCCAACATCCGCACCACACGTCAATTCAAGACTAACCGTGATCTTGCTGAGACTATTTGTCATAGCAATGAGATCTTCGACCGTGATCTCAAGCGCCTGATTAACTTCAAGTCGCTTGATCGTCTCGCTGAACTCCTTGGTAATGATCGTGATTACATCTATGAGAAGTGCAAAGCAGACTATGAGTATGCTTTGACTGTTGCTCACGGCACCGCAATCCTTGCCTCGCGTCAAGGATCCAAGGACGAATCTTACGTCCTTGATGAGATTAACCGTGTGTCTCGTGGTTATGGTATCTACGTGCAATCCTTGAACAATCAGGATCTCCGTCCTACCAAGGATGGACGCCTGCTTAACAAGGAAGAGTTCAAGAAGTCTGGTCTCGATAAACTTGAGTGTCTCAAGTCTATTGACGGTGTGATCAACGGTAAGGTTGAAGGTTATATCTTTGCCAAGATTTGTTTTGGTGAAGGTGGACATCAGGACAATGTGTTCCACGAAGCAGCACACTTCGCTGACTGGGCACACCAGTACGGCGAGGAAGGCAAAGTATATGTCATCCTCGTCGATACTGACCTGAGTGATAAGTTTGACCGTCTTAAGTTCAATTACGACTCTGACACCGTTTGGGTCGTTGATCATGTAGAATTCCAGCAACGTCTTGGTATTGAATGAGTAAGCAACTCCTGGGTCAGTATTATACTACAACTGACCCATTCAACAACTCTGGTGCATTCCGCTCCTGGTATCAGATGGTGCCCAAGGATACTATCCTTGAACCATTTGCAGGTGCGGGGCACCTTTTTTCGTATGTAAATGCAGAGTGGCATGGGTATGATATTGAACCCAATCATGATGCAGTACAATACAGAGATACATTCAAAGACTTTCCTACTGGGTACAGAGTGTGTATCACTAACCCACCATACCTTGCGAAGACAGTAGTATCACGCAAGAAACTACCAGTGCAACTAATCCACGAGGATATGTACCTTGATGCACTGCAACTGATGCTAGACAACTGTGAGTACGTCGCTGCAATCGTACCCAGTACGTTCTGGAACCAGAAACTATTCAAGGATAGATTGTATGCATGGGATAAGTTTGACATGCAACTATTCAGTGATACTGATGCACCCGCAGGTGTTGCGTATTTTGTTCCGCACAAGGTAGAGCACACGCGCACATTTGTCAATGGTGAGGAGATTATGCTCACATCTGACAACACACCAACAAAAACTGATTTTCCTGTGCGCTTCAACCCACGGGACCTGGCACCCATCCTGGTCAATGGAATCGACACAAATACACAAAATAACATTCATCTCCGCATGATGCAGGATCATGATGTACCAGCACTGGTGAATAGCATGGGTGAGTGTAAATCAACCAACAGGAATCACTTCCCAATCGAGTCAACAATGGTAAAAGAGATAGATCTACCTGCAATCAATGCCATGATCGACCAGTGGCGGCATGAAACTAAAGACTTTTTCCTTACCAGTTTCAAGTCTCCCATGGCATCAGGCAAATACAGGAAACGCATCAGTTTTCTCGAAGTCAGGTGGTTGCTGCATCGATTCTATGTTGACAAGCACCGTGAGACTGCGCTAGGATCGTCTGTAAGCGTCCTTAACTATGTGTCATGACTGAGACCACTGACGTGCCCCTGACGCCCTCTGAGATCCGATTCCTGTTGGATATGATGATGGGTTGTCCTTTGGGACACACTGAACAGTATTCATACCACCACAACGTCAACGCAGGGCGTCTGTACGACCAGTTGCTGAACTGTCTACCAACTGACCACAGACCCCCTGAATGATGTATTCTATAGAAGTCGTCAAGGGAACACCCCATGCAACTCTTCACCTCTGCCACCAAGATTGATT